TGAAAGAGGATGGTATTATCGCAATGATAACTGTTGATGGAATCAAATGGTATCATGGCGACTACTTTGTGAGCAAAAAAACCGTGTGCGGCGTTTGGAATCTTTCTACTTCGCAGATGAAAAAACTCAGCCATTATATTTACAGCCATGACCCATTCATGGAAAGTTGATAAGACAGTAATGGATGCGTTGAATATGGTAACTGATGAGAAGTGGTGCATAGAACATTCGGGCGTTATGGCCTTTTGGAGAACTGGTATCGGCGTGGTAAATCTATTATTAACACTTACTATTGCCTTGAAGATATTCGGAGTTATTTGATGATAATTTTTACCTCGGACGACACACCATTCAGAAGTGAAAAAGAGGTGTGCATGTATGGTTCATTGGATACCATTCCTAATCAACCGGACACCACTTACTTCTTACACACAGACAAGTTTGGGTCGAAAGATGTCCTCGCTTGGTCAGAGTTTGTTCAACACCGACTGGTAATCGTCACACAGAAAGCCCCCACCCTGAACAAAGCAGCGCACGAATTGTGTGTTGTTGATGATAAACTCAAGGCTAAAAATAATAATGAAACCTTCCTTATTACTAAAGCCGTGATGAATTGGACAGACCGTGAAAGAGTCGGGGCTATTTTCAAGAAGCCACCGATGGCCTTACTGCTGTGGTTCCTGAGAGGAAATGTGAAGGACATAGAAGTGTGGAGAAGGATAGCAAAGGTTCAATATATTCTCCCCGAAGAATACTTACGGGCTGCAATCATCTATGGAATTACACCATCACGAAAGCGTGTGGAGTGGCCCAAGAAGAAGGGTAAAAGTAAAGAGCGGCCTCCAATGTTCAGAAGCACGGATAAGCATTGGGAGATTCTAATAGAAAAGTCTAAAGCCGTAGCAAACTCCGTCCGAAACGAAGGTGCGATACCGAAAGGGATGCGTCGTCGTAAGGAAGCCGAAAAGCGATGGGTGTAAACACTCCGCTCGCGGCTCTATTCTTCTCTGCTATTGGGCTATTTTTACTTCTATTATTAGGTAAACTTGTTGATATTTACCTATGCTACATTGATGGTAAAAGTATTACTACAGAAAAATATGGGCAACAAAAAATTACGCTTGCGAGGCAGGATGAGCCGTTTATAAGCGGTATGATTTGGGCTGATGTTGGGAACGAGTTATAACACCTCCATGCCAACACCTATACATGAGTGCCAACAATCGACGGGTCAGAAGATTCATCGTGGAAATACTGTGGTCACATGGCCCTCTCACCAAAGAAGGAGTAGCCGAAAAACTTTCCATTTTGAAGAATGTCCGCGCAGTTCCCTCCCCTCACAGCCTCTCCGCGTTACTCTCCAAGAACCCACAAATTGTAGCGGTGGGTAGCGAGAAGGTGGAGAATGCTATCGGTGTGAAAGCCTCCCACCTTCTCTATGATATTGACCGTGAAGTAATTAGGACACTTGAGGACATAGTTTATACCCGTAGTCCGACGGTGATGACTCCAAGACAACGCGAGATGGCTAATCAATGTGCATGTGGTCGTATCCGTATTTTGCCGCCCGACTCACAAATCTGTTTGCATTGCTTGAGAAAACCCAACCGCCGATAGTAGTAGGATAAAACAAAGTATCAAAAGACACTAAGGGTATGGTATAAATGGGTGCGGGCGTGAAGGCGGGGCAAGGAGAAGATATTTCCCGCATAATAGCAAGTATGATACAGCCAAGAAATAACATAGACCTCTCCCGTATGCTAACCCAAGAGAATATGTTCGACGCTGCGGTGCTTCGGGCTTTTCTTCTTGACCTCACCGATGACGGGGATTTAGAAGAGTTCTTTGCTGAAACAAACTTAGATGGGGCTTTTGTTCGTGGCCTTATGGCTGGCCTCGTCCTTTCTATTCTGATACAGAAAACACACGGCGAGATATTGGGCCGACCAAGCCACGCCGAGGTTGCAGCAATCTTCGATTGTGCTGGTGCTTATCTCATAGAGAGCGCCATATAGTTTATATGCGTGTTTGATACACCCTATACCATGCGCCAATACAAGCCCTTGAGTGGCTCTCATAGAAAGGCCATGCGGGGAGGGGTAGTTTTGGAGTGTATCGCTCGCTACATACATGAGCATGGCCCTTCAACGGCGCAAGCAATCATGGAGGGGGCGACCTACAAGAACGGGGGGTTCTTGAGAGCATCAAAGTATGGGCCTACCGCATGGGGCATTCGCAACAAGTTGATGAGAAGTGGTGCATTTGAAGTAATTACATCCTACAAAGACCCACCCTACACAGCAAATACCTATGGCCTAATCGGTTCGTATGAAGATTATTTTCCGGCGGGTGTCCGGTATAACTGAGGTGAAACTATGACGATTTGGTCAATCAAGCATCGCCCCACTTCCTTCGATGAACTCGTTGGTGGTGCGAAAGACCTTGAGCATCTTACGGAGAATATGCAACACCTTCTTCTTCACAGTAGAAAGGCGGGAACGGGCAAGACCACTTTGGCGTATGTTTTAGCCAACACTCTCGGCTACCCCCTTCATGTCTTCAACGCTTCCTCAAAGAAGACGCGAGGTATTGCGTTTATTGAGGAAGAACTAATACCTCTTACGCGAGCGGGTAATTACAGACAGATAATCCTGCTCGATGAGGCAGACCAATTAACCCCCGAAGCACAGTCGGCACTCAAGGGAGTTATGGAGAATGCACAGGGCTTCTTCATTCTCACTTGCAATGATATAAGCAAGGTAAATCAATGGGTTCAATCCCGATGCCTAACCATAGAGTTTAAGCCGATAGATAGGGAATCAATGATGAAGTGCTTAGAATATATCTGTGGTGTTGAGGGGCTTTATATCACAGCCTCACAATTGGGGCTTATATGTGACGCGCACGAAGGCGACCTACGAAACGCCATCAATTGTCTTCAGGCATATTCCTGTTTTACCTCCCCAATCCAAGCCAACCAATTCCTATTGAGTCTTATTTCAATAGACCTTGACTGTAACTCTTTCCTAAAAGTATGCATGGAAGAGAAGGATATTTTATTGGGTGTAATCCTGCTCGGTGAGTATGATACACGCGCTGCTGTTCGTAGCGTCTTTGAATACGGTGTAGCGGGAACTGAACCACCGCTTTCACAGCAAAAGAAACTCCAAGTCGTTGATGCAGCGATAACTGCCGAGCGCGATGTCCTAAGCGGTGTTGATGAAGATATTGTGAAGGCAAACTTCGTGAGAATGCTGATAGTATAGTTTATATGCGTAATCAATCAACGAAAGGAATATAACACAAGGTGAAAAACCATGAGTAATGAAATGCTGACCAATATAGCCAAGACATTGAAAGTCGCGCCCGAAGTGGTGCAAGAGAGAGCCGATGCGGTTCTTGCCGAACAAGGCCCTGCGTGGAAAAACGCCGGTCGTTCTGATGATGACTGTTTTATCCTCGCTTTGAGGGTAGCCGGTCGTAATATCACAAGCGAGAATGCCCGTATGCGCCGAGCCGGTGCTGATACCTACGAAGGTATGTTCATAACCGTTCCGCGCCCGAAGGAATGGGGTAAGATACTTTACAACAAGATGAAGAATCAATTGATGAATGCCTCGTCTGAGGTTCGACAGACCTTTGTTGATAATGGGTCTGTCGTCGTCTTTGAAAATAACAACGATGGAACTTACACTCGCTTTGCTGATGAGAGATACTTCGGACGAACAGAAGACGAAATCAATGGGCCGCTACCTAAACACGCTATGCAATTAGATGCTAACACACACTTCTATGTCGTGTGGGATAAGACCAACGCAACATTCCCAAGTGGTGACGCGAACTTCAAGTATGGCGCACCTCGACCACAGGATGAGCGCGAGCGAACTTGCCTTTTCTTCGGTCGCCCACAGGGTGCTGATGGGAAGCCACAGGTATTCACCGTTAGCGGAAACGGAAAGGCGGCTGACCGAAAGTTCCCATCTTTCACACCGCTAACCATACCAATGAAGACAGGTAAGAACAACCGATGCTATCTCAATGCAGATGTATCTGTTGCTACAATAGATGAAAACCTATCATCCATCTTTACCGGTTCGCCACTTGATATGCTACCCGCTATCGTTGGTGACGAAAATATGCTGGCTAACCTCGGTGAAATCGGTCACTACTACGACCTACACAACGGCACAGCCGGATGGTGGGATAGAAACTGCGCAACCATAGTCGAAGTCATTCACATTGACCCCCGTGAAAAGGGTGGTTCAATCCTTGTCTGTGGTGATACCGATATTACTTCGATGGCCGCGACAATAGATGTCTATTGCGATGATGTTCCTTCATTCGGTGTCGGAACGAAACTACTCATCGTGGGCCAAGCATGGCGCGACCGCGAGGGTCAAGCACGCATGACCGTTAATGGTTGGTGGGCCTTTGATGTAATAGAAGCACTCGTTGAGCCTGACTTCGGTGAGAGCAACGACGGGTGGAAAGCATGAGTCTTTCAATTTGGAAAGCCATCGGTGAGTTCGTTCTTCTTGCGAAGGATGAAGGTAATACTAAATCGGGGCTTATCATTGATGCACCATATACCGTAACCAGTATTGGTGCAGATGTTCCCACCGGCCTCACAGAAGGAATAGTCGTCGCTCTTTGCGACGATACGGTTCTAACACATCTTAACCCCTCCAACCCAAACTCACCGTATGTCGTGCATCACCGGAATATATGTGCCGCCTCTCTTGATGGTGGCGATGAAGTCCCTATAATTCACATGAGAGGCTTTTGAATGGTGAAAGTATGTCGTTATTAACCGGCCAAAAGGCTCGTTCAAAATTACTCGTAGGGATAAACAAACTCGCTAACACGGTGAAGGGAACCTTCGGGCCACAAGCCCGAATGGTAATCATACAGAATCCTATGGGTATGCCTATCATTCTCAATGACGGAGTGACTATTGCTCGCGCCGTGCATGACAAAGACCCGTATGTTCAGTTGGGTATTGACCTCATGAAAGAAGTCGCTTGCGAAGCACAGGAGAAATCCGGTGACGGAACGACAGGTGCTGCGCTTATCGCGCAAACTCTGTGTAATGGTTCGCTCTCTTTAATGGAGAAGGGCGTATCGCCGCTCGCCATTAGGGACGAACTCAAGGAATACCTAAATCAGACCAAGAAGTATTTACTTGATGAGGCTATGCCGTATGGCGCTGACTCCGAATGGAATCTTGAGGATGTCGCCATGATAGCATCCAACAATGACGATGAATTAGGGACACTAATCGCTGACCTTGTGGAAGCAGGGGGGCCTTCGGGCGCAATTGTTATCGAGAAGTCGCCCACATCTGAAACCTTTACCAAGCGTTCTTCGGGCATGGAAATCAACGCCGGTTTTGCTCATGTTCTCATGGCTAACACCCCAAAAAAGAGGTGTGAGTTTGATAATCCCCTTGTGCTTACTACTACTGAGCGTATTGAGAGTTTTAACACCCTACTTCCTGCTTTGGAAATTGCAGTCAAACAGAATAAACCACTTGTGATATTCTGTGCCGACTTCAACCTCAATATGTTGCAGAATCTTTTGGTAAATATAGTGCAAGGAAAGGTGTCTGTTTGTATGGTTAAACCCACAGGTATGCCGGAACAACAACAAGGGTGGCTTGAGGACATTCGTTGTGTCGTTGGTAGCAAACTCTTCTCCACTTCTCTCTCTGAATCCATCGTAAAAGTATCTGAAGACGACTTGGGTTCATGCGATAATTTTTACTCGTCTTCCACTACCACTACTCTTTCCGTGAAACCAAAAAAAGAAAAGTTGCCCTTTGACCGGAGAACCAAAACCACGCCCTACTACATGGAGGAACACATAGAATGGCTCAAAAGTATGATTGAGTCTGAGGAAAACTCATGGCTCAAGGAACAGTATAGCAACCGTTTATCGAGGATTACATCGGGAATCTCCACCATTTATGTTGGGGGTGCTTCCGAAGTGGAACAGATAGAGAGAAAAGAGCGAGTGGATGATGCGGTGAATGCGTGTAAGTCCGCGCTTGAGGCCGGTGTGGTTGTCGGAGGGGGGGCAACCCTCTATGGGGCAATAGATTACATCGCTAAGTTCCATCGTGATGACGATATTTTCAATCTGTTCTGTGATGCCTTAGCAACACCACTAAAAACCATCATTAATAACTCAGGTAGTGGGAAGTTCGACTCTCTCGCAAACTTGGGTGACTACGGTTACAAATTACCGAAAAAATCTTATTTCTGTGGCAAAACCGGAGATGTGTTGAAGGCTACTGAGGGCGGGGTCTATGACCCTGTTATGGTAGTAATAAACAGCCTTGAAAGTGCGGTGTCTATCGCTGCGCTGGTTCTGATGACCGATGCCGCCATCATTGCCCCTGACGCATAGTTTATATGCGTAATTATTGGAGGGGATGATATGAAGCAGACTTGGGGAACCAAACAGCCCGACGCAAAAGCAACGAAGACGACAGAACCGGAAACACGCTTTGATGAAGCCTACTACCGGAATCTATTTGAGAACAATCGCACTAATTCGATTACTCATAGATGCGCGCTCGTTGGGCATGAAAACACGCTCAAGACGGGACTTGCTCTCTCTTTCCTTGAGCCGGAAATTGAGGCTGGAAAGGATGTTTATGTGTTCGATATTGATAACTCAGCGAAGCCTACTATCGACCATGTTTATCCCGATGCCAAGAACATTATTGTCCTTCCTCTCCACGATGAAACCGACGACTCCATCTTTGATGAGAATAACAATGTGGATTACAAGGCCCTTCTTGATAAGACAGCATACTATGTGAATATCCTCGCAAAGAAGGTAAATGACGACCCCGAATCTGTGGGTGGTATCATCTTTGATGGCGGCTCAACCTTTCTTAAGTGGTGCGAACACGCTATGCGTGCTTCTCTTCTCGCGCGTGGGGTTATCGAAGAAGAAAGCGATACCTTCAATCAGAAGGAATGGCGAGAACGCAACCGCTTATATCGCAATGTTCTAACACGCCTACACAGCCTCAATGTGGCTAAGGTATATTTCGTATTCCATCTAAAGCCCATATCACAATACATGGACGACGGCACAGGCAAGAAGGTTCTTATGACCGTAGGCCACCGACCGGAGTGGGATAAGGGAACTATGAGAAAGTTCTCTCAACAGATATTCTTATCGCGCCACATGAAAAAGGCTGATATGGCTGCTGGAATCGAGGGCGACAGAAATCTTGATGAGGGAGAATGGGTTGTTAGAGGTAAGATAGAAGAAATGAAGGGCCAACACATAGAGAAGGTTGGTTCAGTCCATGATATAGCCCGCATTAAGGATGGAAAGTTCAACTTCATCGGCCTTGAGTGGATGAAGGAATGATTGTATGTTGGTTGAAACCGACTCGCTCAAATGGCTACTGTCCTTAATGCAAAGAAGGCAGACCATTGACGGTAAAAGTATCTCTCAAGTCCATTCCCTGCTGATGAAGGCGGAGGGTGGTAGGTTGAGTGCTTGCACGCTGGTCAAAGACGGCGTAACCTCCCTTATGCGACTCTCTATACCCTGTGGAGGGGAGGGGGAGTTCGCTCTTACGGACATAGATGCCGCGCTTGGTGTTCTCAAGTATCATGGTGGCGCACTTACTATCACTCCGTATGAAGACAAAGTTAGATTCAAGACAACCGGAAAGCAAACGACCCTCTCTGCGAATAGAGAGGCAAGAGCATTCCCTCACACTCCTGAAACTATTACTCTTTGGTCTGAAAAATCAGAAAAACTTGCTGCAAAAATTGATGTGGATGCTTTGGAGTATCGGGGTAATGACGGTGAGGTATATGGGTGCGCCTTCGTTTTCCCCGACTTAGACACTACGGCTCTTTATGAGGCGTTCAGATGTGATTCTATGAACGGTCAGAAGTTCAACAAATATACCGTGTCTTACGATGATGCGCTACTATCAATAAGTGTTGGTGGGGAATTGAAGGGTAAAACTACTACTGAAGTCGCCGTCAATAATCAGCAGCATCAGTCAGGTCACATGTATTACAAAGGCGGCTTACCTCCCGTTACTTACAATGGGGGGCTTGAACATATCTTCCAAAATCTCAATAATGATGCGACTATCGGCATTTGGGATTTCTCAGAAAAAGACATGGGCTATCCTATGCTTATTGGTCTTGGTGACGGCGACTTCATCTTCCAAATCTCAAACGAGGGTTGAGATGGTCGGAATTATAAACAATCTTGGGCTGGTTAAAAGGTCACAATATACAGGGAAAAAAAAGCCCCTGAACACCGACTTCACGCATTACTTTACGGTAACTCACATGATACCCTCGGATGGGCCAATTACTATTATGTGGCACGATGAACATGGCATAAACTATGTTGCTTCCTGCCATGTTCGTGCTGAGTTTGACCCTGAATATAATCAAGAGCCTTTTCTTATCGCTGATGAGAAGAAGGTGATGGAAAACTCTTTAAGCGAATCAATGAAAGAAAAAAATGAAGACGAGGAATGGATATGAGTATGGATATGAGAAGTGCAGGAAGATGGTCTGCAACAATGCTGACCAATGGTGGAAGAACAATTATCAAAAAGGATGAAGTGTGTGCTATTACTATGCACACCACATTCACGGAGGGAACTACATATTCCATACACATGAAATCAGGCACTATTTTCACCACAGATAAAGCGCCACAAGGACTTCCTCTCCCTAATGAAGAGGGTAAATCCGGCACTATTTTCACCTCAAAGTCATGAAGTGGGACAATGATAATTGAACGCGGAAGAGGAAGAAGCGTTATCATAAGAGGCCGAACACCTAACGGAAAAAGATACGAGAAAAGTATCAAGGGGCATTGGCCTTACTGCTTCGTGAGAAATGAGGATGCTTCATCTGTCGCAGAGACAGTAAGAACTGAGGAAGGTTTTACCGGCCTCTATGGAGAGGGTCTGACTAAGATTATCTGCGCTACCGACTACGATGTTAAGCAGGTAGGAAAAAGGTGGCAAACATGGGAAGGGAATATGCCTTACTCTAATCAAGTTCTTGCAGACCATATCAACGAGGGTAACGACCCCATAGAGAACTACAAGCACCGCACATGGTATCTTGATGCCGAGTGGTCGCCAGCCACAGGCAAACTTCGTTGCATGGTGGTCTATGATAACTTCTCCGAAAAAGAATATGTTTGGTTTATCGAACATACTGTCGAAGAAGCGAAGGACGGCGCAGGTAAGGAGTTTTATTCTTATGGTGACTATACTTATGATACTCCCGCTATGGGATTCCCTAACGAGCGGTCTATGCTTATCCATTTCCTACGCCACATCAAGGCGTGTGACCCCGACATCATCACCGGATGGTATGTAGTCGGGGCAGACATCAAAACCATTATGGAACGGTGTCGCGCCAACCACCTCCCCGAAGCCGGTCTATCTCCTATGAGGAAAATGAGATACCAGTTCAAGGATTGGGCGCAGCCCATCGTCGGTCGTAACTGCATAGACTTGATGCTTGCGGTATCAAAATTATGGGAACTCAAGAATGGAAAGTTGCCTTCTTACAAACTCGATGATGTGGCCTTTGAAATCTTGGGGGAGAGGAAAGTGGAGTTGGAACACGGGCACGACACTTGGCTTGTGGATAAGGCACTATACTTGCACTACTGCCGACAAGATGTGCGGCTGCTGCCCAAGTTAGACGAGGCAGTCAATGCTCTCGACTACTACACCTCCCTTCAAC